CCCTCTTTGCGAGTCGATGCCGACAAAGCCCAAGACCTCACGCAGAAGATGGAAGCGGAAATCGACGACACGGTTAAAGAAGTCGGCACGAACCTCACCCGCAAGGACCTTAGTGGGGAAAACTCATTTGAGATGCTGTTGCAGACAGCTCTGGAAGATGCTGGGGACGACCCGCAAGTATACAGCAAATCCACGAAGAAGAAAAATAAGGCATGGATGTTCGCCATTGCAAAGGCGGACCCGCAGCGGGAACAACTAGAGCAGCATGGGGATGAACGAGTTCGTAAGCTCATGGCTGCCCGGGCAGCAGTGAAATCCTGGCCGCTGCACATCGCTCGCATCAATCGCATCGTCAACCAGGCTCAAGCTGCCGGAGGCTACCTGCCCGTGCCTCTGAAATACTGGGGGGCACATACTGGCCGCTGGTCGGGCGGCGAAAAGATCAACCTCCAGAACCTCGGCAGCCGGGGGCACGATCTGGTCAATGCAGTGCGAGAACTTATCATTGCCGACGAGGGCAAGGAACTCGTGGTTGCCGATGCGAGCCAGATTGAAGCCCGGGTGTTGGCATGGATCGCCGGGCAGTGGGACCTGGTAACAAAGTTCTCGAACGGGGAGGATGTCTACTGTGACTTCGCCGAAAAGGTACTCGGCTATCGTGTGCGGAAACCCCGCACCGGAGACAATGTTATCCAAGCTGTGGAGGGCCGCCACAAATGGGCGAGGAACAGTGTCGGAAAGGTCGGTGTGCTCGGCTGTGGGTATGGCATGGGACCCGCCAAAACTGTTGGCTATGCCGGGGGAACTCTTGATCTTCCTACCGCTGAAAAAATCGTCGCCACGTACCGAGAAGACAACGACAAGATAGTGCAGTTCTGGCACGACATCGAACGAGCTTTCCTGTACACGTTCAAGTACCAGCAGCCATGTGAGATGCCCCGGGGGCTGCGGTTCGATACGGCTAATGATTGCGACGTTATCATTATTCTGCCGAACGGTCGCGAATTAAAGTACCACAACGTCAAAACAGAGCCGGACGTCTATGGCGGTGAGCGGCTGGCCGTGTACAACGCCCTGGAGCAACATTGGGATCATTTGTGGGGCGGTCATCTGACTGAGAATGTTGTGCAAGCTATCAGTCGCGACATTCTCTGGGAAGCTATCTGGGCACTCGAATGCGGCGGAAATCACGTAGCCCTGCACGTCCACGACGAACTGATCGCCCATGTGGACAAGGGTGCTGGCGAGCATGTCCTGCAACTCGCGATTCAGTATCTCAGCACACCGCCGGGCTGGGGACCTGATCTTCCCCTGGCGGCTGAGGGTTTAATAACAGAAAGGTACTGTGTACATTAAATGGCAGATCGCATTCTCATATTCCAGCGACGGATCGGTCCTATGGAGGACAATACTTGGGAAGACATGAGATGCCCCGAAGGCTGCGTTAAGGCCGTAGGCATCATGGCCGTGCTCCGGGAAAACGGGATCACCGGCTTATTCCGTGTGGTCGAAGAACAAGAACACCAACACGCCGAGACCAAGGTCTTTGAGGTTCGGGAGACTAAGACTTATGAGGTCGTTGACTTCTCTAACAGATCGTGAACTGAACCAGGTTCGGGCTGCTTTGGCGTTCTGGGCGGACATGGCTGATGTCAGCAAGATTCACCCGTCGCACCACCCGAGCGTTGCTCCGATGTTTAAACACTACGCTCCGCTGCGGTCGAAGGAGATCACAGAGTTGCTGGAGGATACGACGTCGAAGCAACTAGTGACGGTACGAGAAGCAGCAGACGTCTTCAACCTCAACCCGGATCGACTGCGTGTGCTGCTCGGTCAATACAACGTCCCGCCGGAACTTGTGAGCGGGCAACTGAAGCTCTACCATACCGAAGCAGTGCGGAGAGCAGTGGAGAAGTGGAAACGTGGGTAAACTCCCGCAAGGCAACCGGCCGTTCTACGCTGGCGTGGACCCGGGGTTCACCGGAGCCATTGCTCTGTTAAATGCAGCAGGCACAACGGCTGAAGTTTGGGACATGCCAACGACCGGCAAAGGCAAAGCCCGGGAGATCGACCTTGGTGGGCTGCGTGATATATTTAAACACCTTCGTCGGATGCCCAACTGTGCGGTCGGGCTGGAGTGGCCAACGACCCGACCAGGCGAAGGGGCTGAACGCTCTGAGCGGTTCGGCCGTGGCAAGGGTTACCTGGAAGCATTTGCATTCCTAATCGGCCTGGACTACTACAAGCTCGCCCCTTCGCTCTGGAAAGGACGGCTCAGTCTACCGGGAAAGGACGATCCCGGGGCCAATAAGTTCGGTGCCCAACTGTTTGAGATGTATTACCCCGGCCGTGGTAACCTGATTCGTGGCCCCCGGGGCGGGATCAAGAGCGGGCGGTTGGACGCCCTGCTGATCGCTCACTTTCTACGGGCCAGAACATACCAGGGGATGAAGTCTGTGGTCGAGCAGTTTGGTCGGGGCAGTGCGGAGGCTCAAGCCCTGTGCTTCCGGTCGGGTCGAAAAAAGTCTCGGTGAATCGCTTGACAATTTTGACACGGGTGGTATACTTATCCCGGGCAATATGATTGGAGACCCGATGGCAGCCACGAATCCGAACTGCTTTCACTTATCGGCATCCGCAATCTCGGCGTTCAAGGCTTGTCCGACCCGGTTTCGCCTGGCGTATCGCGAGGGCCTGCGGACGGCCGAGGACACGGACTCCCAGCGGATCGGGACAAACTGGCACGCTTTGCATGAGGTCTACCACAATGCCTACTGTGTCTACGACAGCGAGCAGGGCGATCCTGATGACATCGCTCTCAATGCCGCTATCGAGCACCTGAATGAGCGATATGCCGGGGACGCTATTCCAGCTTCCAAGACTACTGAGGAGTGGGACGTCGAGCGACAGCAGCTTCTCATGTCATTCCTCGGTTATCTATGGTACTGGTCGGACGACCCGCTAACAATCGTGGCCAGCGAGGTCGCATTTGAATTACCGCTGATTGCCCCGAAGGTGGGCTTGCCCCTGCCCATGCGTGAAGTTGTACGGGTCGGCAAGATCGACCATGTAGTAAAATGGCGGGGCATGATTGGCAACATTGAACGCAAGTCCACCAGCCGCAACATCGACCCAAGCAGCGACTATTGGGATAAGGCTAAGAAAGACACCCAAGTCAGTATGTACGCACTCGCTTTCCGCGACATGCTGTATCAGCACGAATCCCCGGACTGGCTGCCCGCCGATGCTCACGAGCACAGCATCGGCAATACGCTCTACGATGTGTGGCACCGGCCGACGATCAAGCCCGCGAAGCTCTCGCAGGCTAACACCACCGCCCTCATCGAGTCAGGTACGTATTACGAGACAGAGTTCGAGGTCAAGGTTGGGCCTGACGACCCGGAGAAGCCCGAAGACGGGCCGCGTGTCACGGTCGATGGCGTCGCCGCCGAAGTGATCCCTATGAAGCAGGGCTTCGCGATCCGTGAGACTCCGGCAATGTACGGTGCCCGGCTACTGGCCGACATCTACGAGCGGCCCGAGTTCTACTTTCAGCGGAAAGAGATCGCTCGCAGCACTGACGACCTGGAAAAGTTCAAGGTCGAATTGTTCAACATCTATCAGGCTCAGCGACTCTACGCCGATACTGGTTGCTGGTTCGAGAATGAGCAACAGTGCCGAGCGACTTTCCCTTGCCCCTTCATCGACATCTGTTATGGACCGGGATCGGACGTCGTGTGCGACGGCCAAACGATACCGCCCGGCTACAAGCGTATCTTCGAGGACCCGGCCGAAACCTCAGCCGTCGAAGGAGAATAACATGGTTCGCAAAGTGTACCTCGTGAAGTTCCGGGGCGGAATGGTTGCCCGCGTGTGTGCGGGCGACCAAGATGAAGTGAGGCAACTGATTCAGGATTGTATCCTGGGGCCGGATGTCAATGACATCGAATCCATTTGCCTCGACACCACCGACCTGTTTATCAATTTTTAAGGAGACCCCTGATGCCGAGTAAACCCCCGAGCAAAAAAGGCAAGCCCACGGTTCCGCCCAAGGCGAAGTCGAAGCCTAACGTGCCTTCGCCGAAGCAAGACACGCCCCGGCAGTCGAAGAAGTTCACCACGGCTCCCCTTCGAGGCGACAATGAAGGTGAGAAGATTGTCATTTATGGTAAGTCCGGCCTGGGCAAGACCACACTCGCTGCCCAGGTTCCTGGGGCGACTTTTGTGCCGCTAGATGACGGTGCCCGCAAGATCACCAATCCGATGACCGGCGAGCCAGTCTTGGCCATTACGGGCGTAGAAAGCTGGGACGATCTTCGTGATGCGACCCGTCAGGCCCCGGACCTGCTCGCGGAGAACGGTGCCCTGGTGATCGACACCGCCACCCGAGCCCAGCCGCTTGCTGAGGCGTGGGTGGTCGAGAATGTGCCTGTCGAAAAGGGCGGCAGGGCGAAGAACCTGGAAGCCTTTGGCTTCGGCAAGGGCTATCGCCATGTCCTCGACCAGTTCCGTCTGTGGTTGACCGACTTGGAGCACGTTATCCGCTCCGGGCGGCATGTCGTCCTGCTCTGCCAGTTGGACCAATCCATTGTGCCGAACCCGGCTGGCATCGACTACTACGAGGAAGTCCCCAAGCTGATCGAGAACAAACAGGGCCCGGTCCGCACGGAGGTTTGCGAGTGGGCCGACCACCTGATTCGTTTGGGCTATCTCGACGTAGACGTGTCGAAAGATGACAAGGAGGCGAGAGTTGGCAAGGTTAGCGGCGATAACCGACGAGCGATCTTTACCGGCGGTGCTCAATACTTCGCCGCCAAGAGTCGGCCGATCAACGGCAATCGGCTGCCGCCCGTCATCGGTTTCGAGGATGTGGACGACAATTCCCTGTGGCAATTCGTGTTGGAAGGTGCGGTCGCCGATGACCGGGGGGAGGGGAGTGGATGATGTAATCTACGTCTATTAGATTGCATGGATTGTAGTGTGCATCGCCATCGTTTGGAAACCCAGATAAGGAGACCCCTATGCTGAAACCCCGCAACACACTCGTCACTGTCGTTGAAATCAAGGAAGGCGAACGCAAGGCCGAGTCTGGCATCATCATCCCGGGCCGGTCGAGCAACGAGTACAAGCTGTGCGAGGTCGTGAATGTCGGCCCTGGCATGGTGACGGAGGAGGGTGAACTCAGTACGACCCGGGACCTGAAGCCGGGCCAGCAGGTGATTGTCAAACTGCATCAGACGCGACAAGTCAGTGCCAATCAGGCCGCACTTCAGCCCATCGGCGTCGAGTTCACTGATGACGACGGCCGTCCACTGGTCCTCGTTGAGCAGTCTCAGATCGTGGCCACCGTTGAGAAGAACCTGACACTCAGCGGGTAAGCCGAACGTATCATACGCACTCAGACCCCGAACATTTAAACAAGGAGCACTCTTATGGCACGTATCGACACTGACGGCACATATCGCGGTCGGATTACCGAGCATTCGCTGGACACTACAAAGAAGGGCTATCCCCAGTTGGTAGCTCGCCTGAAGGCAACCGAGAAGTTCATCGACAACCCGGCCCACTTCGAGCACTTCGGCATCGAGGAGCCGACGTGGGTTGACTGGTCGGAGTTCGGCGAGGAGATTGTTGGTTTCTTCGTCCTGTTCAACGATCCGGACGAGTTCAGCGAGGACACGGCCCTGCTCAACTACGAGCAGTTGCAGATCGCTACCGGCTGGGATGGCGACGAGTTTTATTCACTCAACAATGACTCGCTCGTCGATAAGGACGTCCTGTTCCGCGTGGAGGAGGATGAGTACGATGGCAAGACCCAGATGAAGGTCAATTGGATCGACGCTTGGGACGCCAACCCGGCCCGTGAGCTTCGGAAGCTTGACAACGAGGAGGTCAAGGACCTGTCCTCCAAGCTGAAGGTCAAGAAGAAGTCCAAGCCTGCCGCAAGCAAGCCTGCCGCAAGCAAGCCCGCCGGTAAACCTGCATCGAAGGGCAAGAGCGGCGACAAGGACAAGGGCAAAACCACCGAGGAGAAGCCCTCGGCCCCGCCAAAGAAGGGCAAGCCTGAGAAGACTGAGGAGACCGAGCAGCCGGACGAGCAGGACGACAGCCAGAACGAGAAAAGCACGTCTCTGCCGACTGAGCTTTCTCAGGGCGACGCCTGGGAGTTCGTCTGCGATCACAAGGGCGGCAACACTGACCGGGATGTCCAGGACGCCTGGATCGCTGCGTGTGAGGAAGTCGGCCCCGACAAGGACGAGGATGACTTCACAAATGCCGAGTGGGCCGAGGTTCGGGACCTTGTGATCCAGGACTTGTCACTCGACGTCTGATCTGCCAGAACCCTACTTACTTTATACCTATTGGCCCGGGGAGACCCGGGCCAGTGGCTTTACCTACTAAGGGTTCGCAATGGCAGCCAGGAAAAAGCTACCAGAACAACACGCGAAGTACCAGCGTAATGTCTATCCCGCGATGCTGGGATCGCTCGCTTCCCAGCTTGGTGTAAGTGTCGAGTCCTTAAGCCGGTTGAGCTTGGGCTGGGCACCTATTGTCCGATTTAAGAAAGGAGCGAACTTCCAGGGCTGGTGGGCGATCCCCGAGCGAGACGATAATGGTACGATCACCGGGATTGGTCTCCGGTCACAGAGCGGTTTCAAGTGCATGTATCCCGGCTCTAAGCACGCCCTGATCTATGAAATCAACCCCGACCACGAGGAAGGCGTGCGGGCTTTCAAAAGCGGTGCCCACAACTGGGTTCGGACGATGGACGCCGGAGTTCATTGTCCGATCTGCAACAAGCCGGATGGCTGCCTGGTCAGCAGCGAAGACCCAGACGACCCTAGAGCCGTCATCTGTATCCGCACGCCCGAAGGAGCGGATAAGCCTCAGAGCTTTGGCTACCTGCACATCCGTAAAGAGTCCGGCCGAATCAGGCACGGAGTCTCACCCTTGCCGTCCAGCGAGCATCCAATCGTCATCGTCGAGGGCATGACAGACGCGGCGGCAGCGATGGATTTGGGATTCGTGTCGGTTGGACGATTCTCCGATCTCGGCGGATTCGAGACCCTGTGCAATCTTGTTCGGGGCCGTCATGTCATCGTGGTTGGGGAAAACGACAACATCAACCCGACAACTGGTAAACGACCGGGCCACGAAGGGATGATCGCTTGTTTCCAGATGGTCCGCCAGACCGCGAAGACTGCCCGAATGGTGCTTCCACCAGATCACCTGAAGGACCTTCGGAAGTGGCTCATTTCCGGGTTGACCAAACAGCAATTCCTGGAGTATGTAGAAAAGCATGCCAAAGAACATGACGAGCAGCTAGTCTTGCCAGACGATAAGCCGCTGACCCTCGCTCGGGCCTACCTCGATGACCGCCATCGCATGGCCGGACGTTACCTCTTGAAACGATGGAGCGGCACCTGGTATCAGTACGATGGTCTGAAGTATCAGCCGGTCGATGACGAGATCGTTCGCTCGCCGATCTACGGCTGGGCCGACGATAAATATGTGATGAAGAAGTCTTCCAACGGGGAGGAGACAGTAGCCCCGGTTCGCTGTGACAACAGCTTCATCAGCAACTTGACAAATGCGATGACTTCTGATAACCTGGGCACCCTGGTCACGGCTAACGAAATCCCGGTTTGGGTCAACGGTAAAGAAGGGCCGGACAGCCGCGATCTGATTGCCTTCAGCAACGGTATCCTGGACGTGAATGCGTTCCTCGACGGCCGCCCTGAGAAGGAGTTTCTGCTGCCTTTGACGCCGGACCTGTTCACGACGGTTGCGTTGCCCCATCCGTTTGACCCGACGGCGGAGTGCCATTTATGGAAGCGGATGCTGCGTGAGGCCCTGGCCTACGACTCGGATAACATTCCCCTGCTCCGCATGTGGTGCGGCTACTGCATGGTGCCGGACACCAGCCAGCAGAAGATGATGTTCATGCGGGGCCCAAGCGGGGCCGGTAAAAGCGTCATCATCAACATTCTTCGCGAACTGGTCGGTGAACAACAGGCGGTAGAGTTCTCATTTGAGGGGTTGACTCGGAACTTTTCCTTGTCATCGTGGGTAGGAAAACTCGTTGCGACCCAGGGCGACGCCCGAAACGTGAATGGTCCTGATGCAATGCGAGGGTTAGAACTGCTGCTGAAGATCACCGGCAACGACCCTGTGAACATCGACCGTAAGTTCAAGGACCCGCTTGAAAGCCACAAACTGTTTGCCCGGGTGACGATGGGAGCGAATGAGTTTCTCAACTTGACCGACCACTCCGGGGCGATGACCCGTCGCCTCTTGAACCTGGAGTTTAAACGGTCGTTCACCGAGGACGGCAACGAAGACCGTGACCTGGAACTGAAGCTGAGAGACGAAATCCCTGGTATTGCCGTGTGGGCGTTGACCGGCTTGGCTCGCTTACGTGAGCGGGGGCAGTTCATCATGCCCAAGACTAGCCTCGAAGCTCGTAATGAGTGGCGGGTCAGCACTTCACCGATGG